AGAGTGAGTAAGTCTATTCAATACACTAACTGCTCCTAACAATCCACCTCTATTCAAACCTGCTGGTGCGAACCATTCTGCAGCAACTCTATCGTTTGATGCGAATACACCTGGAAGTAATACTGATGGTGGAACTGATATTAATTTGTTTGTGTTTACATCAATTGTTTTAACCCAAGGATAGTAAGTTCCAGCGTAGTTAGAATCAATATCTTTAACCGAATCAACTGCGTTATCTATACTATCATCTTGTGCAGTTCCATCCATTATATAGAAACAGTCACTTCTTTGCTCAACCATATCGATGATATCACTAACAACAGATGAGTGTAATCTTTTAATAACACCAGGTGTTACTATCATATTTATATCCCATTCGTCTGCGTTTGAAAGTGCATTGATGTGTTTTGCGTATGCTAAAGATCCAGATGCGGTTGATGTTGATAAATCAAATCCTTGTGAATTTCCGGCAACAATATCACCACCTTTATAAATTGATGTAGTTGGTGCCATTCCATCAAATCCTTCTTGGAATCCTAATATAAATTGTCTTTTTGCAATATCCGTAGAATTCGTGCTACTCAATGTTAAACCACACAAAGTATCCAATGAAAATGCTACGTTAGAACCTGTTCCCGCTGATGCTGGAATTGGTTTTAAGTATATTGAATTATCCACATTACCATCCAAATCAATACCACTATATTTAGTAGAATCACTAACGGATGATGTTGAGTATGTTACTTTTGGAATCCAATTACTATATGCTCCTGCGTTTACTGGCAATTTGTATGCAGCGTGTGCAAATGGAACTGCCTGTACAGGTGCGGTTGTTGATACATTTTTAACTCTTACATATTTTGAGTAATTTACCCAATCACCCGATTCAGTTATTTTTCCTGAATCATTTATTGAGATGTATTTATCGCCAATTACTCTGCTTATATAATTTGGAGAATTAGGATCTAAATTTACATTAGAATATGTTTCAAGAATTACTTTTTTCTTATCTGAATCGTTAAAGTCTCTAATAACAACAGTGAATGTTCCGTAATCAGTACCTGCAACGGTTCCTGCTGCTTTAACATTTGTAATACCAATTTTAACTTGTGTATTTGCTGCGTTTCCAACACCAATTGTTTGGAATTGGAAAAGATTGTATCTTTCACCTGAAATTAATTGAGATTGAACGTATGGTGTTAATGCTTCCATTGCATCATCTGTGAAATCTTGGTCACCCAATACAACCACACTAGATGATACTGTAGATCCGTAAACTATGGATTTTCCTCCTGTTGTATCTACTGGAGATTTAAAAAATCCGTAAACATATCCACCTTTTGCTCCAAGCGGTGATGTACCAAACACAGATTCTATATCATTTGTATCTTCTGGATCAACAGAAGTGGAACCTGAATAGTTAGTAGATCCAGTAACGAACATTGTCAAATCACCATATCCACGTTGTTCATTAAGGGTAGTATATTCAGAACCACTCAATCCGGTTGTTAATACGTTTTTGTCCGTAGGGAAAAGTATACCAACAGATGCGGAGTAGATGGCGTTTGCTGCAGCACCAGATGATCCCGAATACACATTTATCAATAATGGATTATACGCCGTATATCCTCCTTTACCTACAACTCTACAAATGGTAGCAGTTCCTGCTTCTCTTAAATAGTTTTGTACCGCTAATGGGGTATAGTAAGTATCATCTACTATTCCAAAAAGTGTTTCGAATTCAGTTTGTGTATTTACAATAGTAGGAACTGCAGGTCCTTGTTTAAAAGGTCCTATAAAAGCTGCTCCGATTTCAGCAACACCTTGCTGTAAAAATGATAGGTCGTTCTCTCTTGTAAAGACGCCTGGTGATACAATTTTTTCTGCCATGTTATTTAAATTATTAATTAATTACAATTAGTATTTCTAATCTATAAATATATTTTTTATTTTCAAAACAACAAATATTATTTGTATGTTGGTGAAAAATAATCATATACTTGATCTACTTCGGTCGATGTTTGTGTTTTACTATAAAATAATACAGGTCCAACTTGTCCATTCCAATAGCTTGTTAGGGCATCATTTCCACCTATAATAATATAATCTGTACTAGTCGGTGCAGATATTGTAGCCGAAGATGCTAATGAACCTATCGCGACACCATCTACATAAAACTGCGGTGCTACACCACTTCCAAATGAAACGGAGATGAGATACCAAACGTTTGTAGTTAAAGCGGTTATCGTTACTTGTGCCGAATCACCCAATGTGGATGAGTAAAACTTTAATCTATTTAATGCGGAGTTATCGGATGATTCTATTGCAAATCCATAATTTCCATTATAGTCAAATAATCTCCTAGTTGATGTTCCTAATGTAGTTGTAGGTCTTATCCACATATGAATAGTTCCCGTTGTTACATTGAAATTAGAATATCCACCATTTATGTTTGATACGGTATCTTTAAAAAATACTTGATCCGTTCCATTCATTGCATAATAATATTCCTTTCTAGTCACTCCACCATTATTATATGAAGGACTTGCCTTACCTAAAACACCTTGTCCACCAGGCCTTACACCCGTATTATATCCTCCCAAATCCAACCAATCCACCGTTGGAGTTCCCGTTGATGGTAATCCAGATGCGAATGAACTTGCTTTAGAAGGATCCAAATACATTTTCATACCGGCAGCAGGTATAGCTGGTTGTGCAGTTGTTCCCTTATTATGGGAAATAAATCCATTTGATAAATATACGTCGGCCGATTCCACATTTAATGTTACAATTTCTACATCATCAAACATCAATGAAATATCCGTTATTTCTATTTCTTCCAAATTTCCATTGATATCGTATCTTATTAATTTATCACCAACTATAATATCGGATATGTTTTTAAATCTGTATTTATCTATATTCGAATCCCACACATATAATGGGTGAAATTCTGTTGCCTGTATCAATCCATCATTTAATGAATAAAACGCGTCTGCAAAATCAAATGTTATATTTTCAATTGCAACATTTTGTTCCTGTCCTTCTAAATTTTCAGAAAGATACAATCTCCAATCGACACTATTAGTATTGATTGGTAAATCTTCATCAGGCAATCCGGCAGGTACCCAAGCTTTTACAACATCACCAACTTTTAAATCCTCAACATTCACATCAGTACCATTTTCCAATTGAATTTTTGTACCAAATAGTAAACAAAAATCAGGCTGATTTATGGTATTGTATATATCAACTGCATATAGTGTTTTTGTTTGTTTACCCGATTCACCATAATTAGTTGCATTTATATTATATCCATCCGCATATGCCATAGTTAATATTGCCGATGATCCTGTATATGGTGCTGGCTGTTGTAATGCAGCCTTTATATTAAATGATGGTGATGCTCCTAAAGATGAACTTGGTACTGTAAAATTGTTATTATCAAATGAACATGTATAGTTATTTGCAACTATTCCCACTTTGTCACCATGCCTTGTACCAGGTGATGTAAATGTAAATGTTGCGTTTTCACTTGTATCTTCTACAATATATGTAAATGTGGGTGGTGTTACTGTTACCGAATCAATTTTGAAAGCACTGAATGCTATGTTCGATCCACCACCATTTAAACCACTTAAACTAACAGTTTGTGATGTTCTAGCTGAACCGCTTATTGCTCTATAAAGATTTCCTAAAGATAGATTTGTGTATGGCATCCTTTATTATTATTCTCGGTTATAAATATCTAAAAGTTTATCTTTCCATCCTTCTGTATCAGAAAAGTGTGTTATCATCCAATTTTTCAATTTTTCAAATTCAAATAAACGTGTTTCATAACTATCATTACAAATTATTTCATATGTTTCTGCAAACGATTGTTCATCGTATGCTTTATATTTGTAATCAAGAGGAACATGCCACTTTTCATGTAATATTGGTAATTTGCCCCAATCCACTGCTTCAAAAATTCCATATCCAAACGGTTCAGATTCAAAACAAGAATGAGATACTCCCCAATCAAGTTCGTAAAATTTTTCTTTATTTTTATGATTGAATTTATAAAGTTTTGAATTTTCAAATTTATATCCATATTTTTCTCTATAATAAATGTTAAATGTTTCGGAATTTGTAAATATGTACGATTCAAAATTTCTTATAAATTCTAAATTTTTTCTTCCTTCACTTCGTGCAGCAAATCCTATTTTTGTAGATGTTGATAATTCTTTATTTTTTTTAAACTTGTAAAAATTTGGAATTTGATATACATTTTCCGTTTCGTATGGAAAGTTATATAAACCTATCCATATTTTATTTTTTATTTTATTTATAAGTTCGTTTTCCCATCCCCAATCACCATACCAATGAAGATAATTATCTTTTTGTAATTGGTTAATTAAAGATATCTTTGTTAAATTATGAAAAACTATAGAATCTATATTATTTAAATTATTGTATATTCCAGTTGTAGGAGTATAATGTCCATGCAATATGTGTATCCTTCTAGCGGATTTTAATATATTATCTATTTTTTTTTCTTCGATTTCCCATATATGATTTACATTTATAGGAGATTCATCATAATTTTTTGGTTTACTTCTATGAAATAGTAATAATGGTGGCGTTTTTAAATTTGGTGAAATGTGATTTATCCAATTTGTAACCCACATATCCGCACCACTATTAAACCAAGGGCCGCCGGCAGTAGTGTAATAAACATCGTACATTAACTATAAACTTCTTTGTTTTTTTAGTTCTTGAATTTCAAGTTCTAATGATTCTATTTTTAACTGCTGCTCTTTTATACCTTCAATTAATAGTGCAACTATTTTATCATATTTTACTGCCAAATATCCACTATCTCTCTGTGTAACAAGTTCTGGTAAAACTTCCTGAATTTCTTGTGCAATAACTCCAACATCATGTCCTGTAAATCCATGTAACTCTTGATTTGGAATCCAATCAAATTCAACACCACTTATTTTTCTAATTTTTTCAATTGGTTCTTTTATTGGTTCAATATTGTTTTTAAATCTTTTATCAGATGTTGAAAACGCAACTATATCATTCGACGCATCTATTCTTCCAGGAGTAATAGATGGTGTTATATTACCAACTGCTAATGATCCTGATAATTGTATAGATGCCGAAACTACTTGGTTTGCTACAAACGTATTTGATCCCGTTGTTGCATATGATCCTGTTCTTGCATTTAGTGATCCAGTACTTACACTCAATGCTGCAATGGATGCCTGCTGCGATGCAGATGATAAGTTATGGTTTGTTAAACTTGCAGCGGTCGATGCACTAAACGTATTTAGTGATCCAGTACTTACA